CTGGAAAGCGAATGAGTCAATCGCAAATTGATGCCACTGGGCTGATCTGCCAGCTTCTTGAAAAAGACAAGGCAGAAATTGATGGCCAGACGCTGCAGTCCGGTGCCAACAGGGATGCGGCCCACCATATCCTGCGTGAACGGCTGCTGGTGTTGGGTAAACCCAAGGACTGGGTTACTTGTCCGGAGTGCGGGATCGAGCTGGCGCAGGTTGTCCGTGACATCGGCGTCGACAAAGTTGCGCTGCGATGTCCGCAGTGCCAGGACGTCTCTGCCGCAAGGCACCTCACTGCCACGCACAAGGTCTCGTTATCCAAGTTCACTCAGTCGTTGATGGTTGGCCTCGATATGAAGGCCAACAGTCAGTACATGATCAGGGACGATCAGATCTGGCGCCTTGGTACAACGCAGCAGGGGTGCGCAAAAGTTGTGACCTGGTACTTTGCCCGGCAGTTGCACCGCCCTGAAGTAGCAGCGCGATTGAAGGAGCAGATCTCGCTCGACAAAACTTCAACATCTTGCACGGTCCTTACCAGCTCGGATCTGCCTTTACCCGACGGTTCGCCCCTGACTGGGTATGACGTCCGTTCTCTCATCACGATGGGGCGTGTCACGCAGAGCAAATTTGATTTCTTGCCTGATCGCATTGGTGCAACTGGCCCGCAGATTCTCGAGGATGCCAATCCCGGGACGACACTGCGGTACGTCGAAAGCAAGTTGCTGGCCTTTGTGGAAGGCGTGGAATATGGCCTTACTGGCAACCAGCAGAAGATTCTGCTGGCGCTTATCCGCGCCAGGGATCACGAACTGGACAAGGATGCGTTGAGGGACGCATGTGGTTCTGAGGCTCAAAAATTCAGCCCAAGCAAGGAATTTCAGCGTAGTAACAAGATCGTCTATGACACTTTTATCCACCACCGCGCTGATGATCGCGTCTATGCCCTGATTATTTCCGTAGATGATGCGCATTGGCTGACCTGAGAACAGGCCTCTACCCAAACACCAAGCAGGTACCCCAAAGGACCCGGTTCTGATTCCAAGTCAGACCGGGTTTTTTGCATTCCGGCATCACAAAACACGATTGCATAACGCTCGCGCGTAATCCGTGTAACGGCCTGCGTAACGCCCTTCGAGACCATCGATTCCATCGGTTGGCAGTGCTATTTCAGGCACTTGCAACCGGTGCACATCAACCTCGAAGGAGTTGCAAATGCAATCGGAAAGTCTGCAAACCAGGCACCTGACTCAGCGCGAAATTGCCCAGCGCTGGAGCAAGTCGGAAGCCACCATTGAACGCTATCGCTCCGATGGCGTTGGTCCCCCGTATCTCAAGATTGGCGGCAAGGTTCTCTACCGTCTGGCTGACATCGAGCAGTTTGAACATGACTGCCTGTATGCCAATCCTCAAAGTCGTATCGCGGCGGAGGTGGCCAGCCATGAGTGATCTGAGCCTCTACCCCGCAGAACTGGCGGAAATGTCCGTAAACCAGTTGGCCAACCTCACGCCGGAGCGCCTGCAAGAGGCCAGCTTCAATCTTGATGAACTCATTGCCTGGGCCAAAAAAGCCAAGACCAAGCTGGATACAGCATTGGAACAGCGTTTTGGTGAGCAGGCTCGTCAAAGCTTGCTCGAGTCCGGCCGGGACTTCGGCACCACGCATTTTGATGCAGGTCCGCTGCGTGTCACTTTCGACCTGCCCAAGCGCGTGTCCTGGGACCAGAAGAAATTGGCGGACATCGCAGAGCGCGTTGTTGCCGCCGGTGAACGCGTCCAGGACTACATGGACGTCGAACTGAGCGTTTCCGAGTCCGCCTTTAACAACTGGCCACCGGCACTCAAGGAGCAGTTCGCCCCCGCACGCACGGTTAAACCCGGCAAGCCCGGCTACCGCCTCACCATTTCCAAGGAGATTTAGTCATGAATATCGTCGCATTCAATTTTGAGTCCAGCAACGTGCGCGTCACCATGGGTGAAAACGGCGAACCGATGTTTGTCGCAGCCGACGTATGCCAGGCGCTGACTATCGACAACCATCGCAATGTCCTTGCACGCCTTGACGATGATGAAAAGGGTGTCCAGAGTATGGACACCCCTGGGGGCCGACAAGAACTCGCCACTGTGAACGAGTCCGGCCTCTATAGCCTGATCCTCACCAGCCGTAAACCGGAGGCCAAACGTTTCAAGCGTTGGGTGACCCATGAGGTGTTGCCTTCGATTCGCAAGACAGGTTCTTATGTGTCGGCTGCGTCAGTAGCCCATCTGCCTACCCTGACCCAGGATCGGGTCAGCGCCATTTTGTCCATCGGCGAAGCCATCACCCGAGTGCCCGGTGTGAAGCCCGGAATTGCCATGGCCGCGACCCTGACGGTGATTTATGAAAACACAGGACTGTCTGTCGAGTCACTGCGCAAAGTCCTGCCGCCTGCGAATGATCCGATCTGCAGCCTCAACCCGACGCAACTTGGTGAACGTGCTGGCATGTCCGCCCGCGCCATCAACACGCGTTTGCAGTCGCTGGGCTTCCAGTTCAAAAACGACCGCGATGAGTGGGAGTTGACCGAATCGGGCAACCGCTGGGCGGAGGCATTGCCGTTTTCCCGCAATGGTCATTCTGGCTACCAGATTCTCTGGAATCCTGAAGTCTGTGACGTGATTCGCGAGGTGGCGTAATGAGCTTGCCCATCATCTCAGCCGAAGAACGGCTTAAAGAACGCCACAGTGCCAAGGTCGCACTGGTGGGCGCACCCGGTGTCGGTAAAACGACCCAGATCAAAACGCTGCCTGCAGCCAGCACACTGTTCGTGGATCTGGAAGCAGGTGACCTCTCCGTGCGCGAGTGGGCGGGTGACACGGTGCGCCCGCGCACCTGGCCAGAGTTTCGTGATCTGGTCGTGTTCCTGGCGGGACCCATGCCGACGGCCAGTGCTGATCAAGCCTTTTCTCAGGCGCATTTTGAGCACGTCTGCGGAAAGTTCGGTGATCCGGCGCAGTTGGACAAGTACGACACGTACTTTGTTGACAGCCTGACGGTGCTCTCACGCCTGTGCTTTGCATGGTGCAAGACTCAGCCACCGGCCTTCAGCGAGAAAACGGGCAAACCCGACAACCGGGGCGCCTATGGCCTGTTGGGCCAGGAAATGATCACGGCGCTCACGCACCTGCAGCATGTGCGGGACAAGCATGTCATTTACGTGGCCATCCTGGAGGAGAAGACCGATGACTTCAATCGCCGCTTCTACCAGTTGCAACTCGAAGGCACCAAGACCGCCCTGGAATTGCCCGGTGTCCTTGATGAAGTCGTGACCCTGGCGATTTTGAAGGCCGAGGACGGCTCCACCTATCGCGGCTTTGTCACGCGTGCCGACAACCCATTCGGGTACCCATCCAAGGACCGCAGCGGGCGGCTGGACGCCATCGAGGAACCCGACCTCGGAAAACTTATCGCCAAGTGCCTGGGTCAGGACACATCGGCTCATTCCATTGCATCACGTTCAAACGCTTAAAGGACATCCCATGAACACCTATTCCAACGCCGCCAGCAACTGGAGCGACTTCAATGATGCCGAAGCGCAGCAAGGCGCATTCGATCTAATTCCAAAGGGCACCGTCGTGAAACTGCGCATGACGATCAAACCCGGTGGCCATGATGATCACAGCCAGGGCTGGACTGGTGGCTATGCCACCCAGTCTTTTGACACGGGTGCGGTGTACTTGTCCTGTGAATTTATCGTCACTGCTGGACCCTATGCAAAACGCAAGATGTGGTCCAACGTGGGTCTGCATTCCAACAAGGGCCCAGCTTGGGGGCAAATGGGGCGCAGCTTCATTCGCGCGGCGCTCAACAGTGCACGCGGTATTCACCCCAAAGACGACACCCCGCAGGCGGCCGCCTCCCGGCGAATTGAGAGCTTTGCTGATCTTGATGGTCTGGAATTCATCGCCCGCATCGATGTTGAGAAGGATGGCAAAGGGGAGGACCGCAATGTCGTAAAGCTGGCCATTGAGCCGGACCACAAAGATTACGCAGTGCTGATGGGCGGCGCACCCAAGGTGTCCTCAGGCGGCGGTCAATCCGGCCCCGCCGCGCTGGCCGCACCCGCATTTGTCGCACCTGCACGTGTTGCTGCGCCAGCAAGCCAAGTACCAGTGTCGGGCAAACCGTCATGGGCACAGTGATGCGAGGCGCTCATGAAATGTTGGGTCTGCTCACGCCAAGCCCGGGGGTATGGCCACTCGGAAAGCCGCCATCGCATCGGCGACCCGCGTCGGTATCCCGTCGACTGGGTGTTCTGTTCCCAACGATGCCAGGACGCGTTTCACAAGTGCTACGGGAACTGGACCCGAGCGCTGGACAGGGGCATGCCGCCGGAGGACGCCATGGTTGACATCACCCCACTGGAGCAGGCCTCCATGCGCAAGTGCCTCAAATGTTTTGGTGACGCTGCCAGCACGATCGGCTTTGACAAGCCTCTGGGTGCGTACACCGAAGCTGAGGCGCTGACTGTGATCGATGCCATCGTGACGGGATATGTGTCGGAGATGGCGGCGCAGCACGAGCGAATCAAGTACCCATCCGTGCGTATGCCCGGAAAGACCCCGGTCAACGATCCCATGCGGGACGAGTCGCCGCCGTTGGAGGAGAACCCGTTTGCTGACATGGTCAGCGAGCAGCCCTGGCTGAATCGTGAAGGTGGTGCGCGGTGATTGACTTCAACACTTCTGCGAGTCTGTCGGGTCGCCTGCAAGCCCTGATGGACCAGGCGCTCGAATCTGAGCGCGATGCGACTGCGGCGCGCGACTACCTGGGTGCGTCGCGGGTCGGTGCCTCTTGCGAGAGACAACTGCAATTTGAATACGCCAAGGCCCCGGTGGATCCCGAAAAGGGATTCTCCGGACGGTTGCTGCGTATCTTTGAACGTGGCCATCGCACTGAAGACATGGCAATCCGCTGGCTGCGGCTGGCAGGCTTTCAACTCAAGACTGAGGATGGGCAGGGTCAGCAGTTTGGCTTTTCGGTGGCCAATGGCCGCCTGCGTGGCCATGTCGACGGGGTGCTAATCAGTGGCCCTGAAGGCTTTGCCTATCCAGCCCTGTGGGAAAACAAGTGCTTGGGTGCCAAGTCCTGGCGTGACGTGGAGAAACGCAAGCTGGCTGTGTCCAAGCCGGTCTATGCCGCGCAAATTGCGCTGTACCAGACCTACCTGGGCCTGCATGAACACCCGGCGCTCTTCACAGCGGTCAACGCCGACACCATGGAGGTCTATGCCGAGCTGATTCCTTTTGACGCAGGTCTTGCCCAGCGCATGTCAGACCGGGCGGTACGTGTCATTGAAGCAACCGAGGCTGGCGATTTGTTGCCACGCGCGTTCAACGATTCAACCCACTTTGAGTGCAAGTTCTGTGCGTGGGCTGATCGCTGCTGGAAGGAGCGCGCATGACTGACATCCAACCCCGCAAGCACCCCAAGGTGCTCAAACCACTGGTGGGCATTCGCGCTGTGCATCGGATGCTGCTTCGCAGTGTAGATGCCAATTGCCCAGAGGTGCAACTGATCGTGTCGGTGATATCCCAGGCCATTGCCGACTGCTCGCTTGCCGAAACTTTCGATAAGGCTGCAGCACAGCGTTTCATGTATTGCTGGCGACTCGAGGCTTGGGCACTGGCGGTAGGACTGGATCCTTGCTTTGTGCGGGAGGTGGCAATCAAAACCCAGTACCTCAGTGCAGATGCTTGTCCGCCGCCCATTGGGCAGACGCGCGTCCACACCGGCCCATTTAACAACCAACAAAAACACAGTGATAGGAGTTTCGATGCTCGACTTCAATGAATCAGAGGTGCCGGGTGAACAAGGTGGCGATGCGATGGCGAAGCGTGATGCTCAACGGGAAGCTAATCGAGAAGACGTTCGCGCATCCGTTCTCGCAAGGCTTGAGTCCGTGCTGGCCACGCTGTTTCCCGCAGGCAAACGCAAATCCGGCAAGTTCCTGATCGGCGACATTCTGGGCAGCCCTGGTGACAGTCTGGAGATTGTGGTCACCGGCGATAAGGCCGGACTGTGGACAGATCGTGCGACTGGTCAGGGTGGTGACATCTTCGACCTGATTTCCGGACATCTGTCGCTCAACGTCCATTCCGACTTTGCCAAAGTGTTGAGTTTTGCGGCGGAACTGGTCGGTAAAGTGCCACCGCAGGCAACTCGCAAACGCAAGGCTGAGCCCGCCATGGACGAACTGGGTCCAGCAACGGCGAAGTGGGAGTATCAGGACGGCGAAGGCAAACTGATCGCCATCGTGTACCGTTACGATCCGCCCGGGCAGAAAAAGGAATTCCGACCTTGGGATGTCAAGCGCAAGAAAGCTGCGCCGCCCGATCCACGGCCACTGTACAACCAGCCGGGCATGCTCAAGTCAGATCGGGTGGTGGTGGTCGAGGGTGAAAAGTGTGCCAAAGCGCTGATCGATGCGGGCATCTGCGCCACCACCGCCATGCATGGAGCCAATGCACCGGTGGAAAAAACCGACTGGTCGCCATTGGCAGGTAAGACCGTGTTGATCTGGCCCGACAAAGACAAGCCTGGCTGGGAATATGCTGATCGTGCAGCGCAGGCAATGTTGGCCGCTGGAGCAAAGACCTGCCATATCCTGTACCCGCCAGAGGCTGCGGCCGAGGGGTGGGATGCAGCAGATGCTCAAGCTGAGGGGTTCGATGTTGCAGGCTTCATAGCTCATGGCCCGCGAATGCAGATGTACTTGGTGGCCGATGGCCCGGACTCGGCCACCACCGGCAGTGCCACTGACGAGGCGGTTTGGGGTACGGAAGATGCCCTGGCTCTGTCGTTCACCCGGCGTTATCACAACGATTGGCGCTACGTTGCAGGATGGGGCAAGTGGCTGGTCTGGGACGGTCTGCGCTGGCGAGCTGAAGACACCTTGGCTGCCAGCGACTTGATTCGGCATGTGTGTCGACACGCATCGCTCAATGCGAGCAACGCCAGGATCGCAGCCAAATTGGCAGCATCAAGCACCATCGGTGGCGTTGAGCGACTGGCACGCGCTGACCGTCGCCATGCGGCAACCACTGAAGAGTGGGATGCAGATCCCTGGTTGCTCAACACCCCGGGTGGCGTCGTCGATCTCAGAAGTGGGCGGCTGCGAGACCATGATCGATGCGACCGCATGACCAAGATCACCACGGCGACCCCTCGTGGCGAGTGCCCGACCTGGCGGCAATTCATCCATGAGGTCACGGGCGGCGATGTGGAAATGCAGACCTATCTGCAACGCATGGTGGGTTACGCACTGACCGGGTCCACCCGGGAGCACGCGCTGTTTTTTCTGTACGGCACCGGTGCCAACGGAAAGTCAGTGTTCGTCAACACCCTGGCCGACATCTTGGGCGACTACGCCACCAATGCGCCGATGGACACGTTCATGGAAACCCGTACAGACCGCCATCCGACCGACATGGCGGGTCTGCGTGGGGCACGTTTCGTTGCTGCCATTGAGACTGAACAGGGTCGCCGCTGGGCTGAATCGAAGGTCAAGAACCTCACTGGCGGCGACAAGATTGCAGCGCGCTTTATGCGCCAGGACTTCTTTGAGTTCTTTCCGCAGTTCAAGTTGTTCGTTGCGGGCAACCACAAGCCTGCCATTCGCAATATCGACGAAGCCATGAAGCGGCGCTTGCACCTCATCCCCTTCACCATCACTGTGCCGCCCGAAAAACGTGACAAGCACCTCCAGCAAAAACTCCTGGCCGAACGTGACGGCATCCTCGCCTGGGCGCTGGAGGGCTGTTTGGCATGGCAGCGATTGGGTCGGCTTGATCGTCCACAGCAAGTCACCGATGCCACCGATGAGTATTTCGAAGCCGAGGATGCCCTGGGTCGTTGGCTCGATGAGCGTTGCGTGGCTGTGGACAGTGCCAAGTCACTGACCGCAGAGTTGTTCAACGACTGGAAGACCTGGGCAGAAGCGGCTGGTGAATTCATCGGTGCGCAACGCAGGTTTTCTGATTTGCTGATCACCCGCGGCTATGAGAAATGGCGCAACGGCTCGGGCGTGCGTGGTTTCAAGGGCATCGGACTGAAGTCGCCACCGAGTGCCAGCTACACCCCCTATGCGGATAACTGACCCTCTGAAAAACCCTCGGTCTGACGCAGTCGTCACAGTCCCCCGTTAGTCTCTATACGTGCGCGTGACGCGCGCCTTAAGAGAAGTTACGACAAGCTGTGACGACTGTGTCAGACCCACCCAGAAATGACACAAATCATGATCAACACAATCCTTACCCTAGACCTGGGCACAACCACTGGCTGGGCTCTGCGCCCTCAGAACGGTCAAACCGCCCACGGCTTTGTCAGCTTCAAATCCCAGCGCTTCGAAGGCGGTGGCATGCGCTACCTGCGCTTCAAACACTGGCTGGCAGAAATCAAAACGATGGCTGGCGAGATCAACGCTGTGTACTTCGAGGAGGTACGCCGCCACGTTGGCGTGGATGCAGCCCACGTTTATGGCGGCTTGATGGCCACACTCACCACTTGGTGCGAGCACCACCGCATCCCGTACCAGGGCGTGCCAGTGGGCACCATCAAGAAGCACGCCACTGGCAAAGGCAACGCTGGCAAGGCAGAAGTCATTGCTGCCATGCGTGCCCTTGGCCACCCCGTCACTGACGACAACGAAGCCGATGCCCTGGCCATTCTGCAATGGGCAATCGATACACAGGAGGCGTGACGTGAAGGTTCCACAACACAACTATCGCTGCCCTTTGGGTCGCTTGCAGCCAACCGTCACAGACCTGGACAGCGTCAAGCAACGCGGCTGGCGTGACCAGAACATCCTGGTGGTCAATGCTGAGGACGAGCGGCTGGACTACCTTGAGCGCGAACTGGTGCGTCGCATCGGCGAGCGTCTGTATGGTCAGGGAGGTCGTCATGCAAAGGATTGAATTGCCTTCAGATCGTCCACGACCATCCAACATCACGTGGACACCAGACTGCGTCGCGGCACGCTTTGAGGACGCGGCAGTGACATCAAGACGGCTTCCTTCTGTCAAGGTGCAAGGTTACTTCAATGCCTGGCCCACCATCGTGCGCTGCCAGTGGGAGATGCTGGCAACCGATGAGCGCGTGGTCTGTCGCTTCCCACCGACACCCAAGGACGTGGAGGACATGCTTGAGGTCATGCTCTGGGTGCAGTGGCTTGAGGTCGAGCAGCGTCATCTGGTCTGGATGCGTGCCAAGCGGTACGGCTGGCGTGAGATCAGCATTCGCTTTGGCTGCTGCACCAAGACAGCCCAACGGCGATGGATGAAGTCCCTGCAGAGTGTGAGCGACCATCTCAACGCGAAACAGCCAATGGGCCATCAAAGTGCAGTGAAATCTTAGTGACTGATGAATAATTTGAGCAATATTGACAACGATCCACAACACTCGCAGTCGTATGCGAAATGTTGCGGATTGCAGTCAAAAATAGGGTGTCGCTTTTCACTTTGTTTTGACCTACATTTACGGCTATGGATGGAGAAAGCCGCTGGCGATCAGTTGGAAATTAGCCACTGAGCCCCAGGTAAAAGGGGTCCTTCTTTCAGAAAATCCTATGCGGGGGGCAACAGCGCAAGACCCGCCCACCGACAGACTGCAAACCAGAGTTTGCAGGGGTTTGCACCAGCGGCAGGTTTGCACCCTGTGTTCCAAAGGGGGGGAATTCAATTCACACCCTTTGCCGACCTGACATACAAGTTTTCGTTTCCTGACTTTTTTGAACCCGCTCTCGGAGTTTTTCTGACGGCGGGTTCTCTCGTTCAACTCCAGCGCTTGAAATAGCGCACCTCGCAGCCCGTCACTGGTTTTCAAAGACCTGTGCGGGCTGCATCTTTTTGGAAGTATCAAACCCTTGAATCCCCTCAACGTCGAGTACCGCAAGGTTGACGCGCTGATCCCGTTTGCCCGCAACCCTCGCACCCACAGCGAGGAGCAGGTGGCCAAGATCGCCGCCAGCATCGCCGAGTTTGGCTGGACAAATCCGGTGCTGGTCGACGGTGTCAGCGGCGTGATCGCCGGGCACGGTCGTCTGGCGGCAGCGCGCAAGTTAGGGCTGACGGAAGTTCCGGTCATTGAACTGGGTCATCTGTCGCCAACCCAAAAGCGCGCCTACGTGATCGCCGACAACCGTCTGTCACTCGATGCCGGGTGGGACGAAGAGATGCTAGCCCTCGAACTCACCGAACTGTGTGAGTCCGGTTACGACCTGGCGCTCACCGGATTTGAAGATGCTGAGATCGAAGCCATGATGGTCGAGCACATCGACGGTGAGACTGGCAACGATCAGTCTGGCGATGACGAATCCGACGATGCACCTGACGAAGGTGATGATGTCCCAGACGCACCGGTTAATCCGGTATCGCGAACTGGTGATGTCTGGCTGCTCGGTGCGCACCGTCTGATCTGTGGTGATGCCGGTGACCCGGCGGTGGTCGCCGCCCTAATGCAGTCTAAAAAGGCTGCGCTGTGTTTTACATCGCCGCCCTACGGTACCCAACGCGATTACACCGACACCATTGTTGATTGGGACGGTTTGATGCGGTCGGTCTTTGCCAACCTACCGATCGCTGCCACCGGTCAAGTGCTGGTCAACCTGGGGCTTATCCACCGCGAGCAGGAAGTCATGCCGTACTGGGATGGCTGGCTGTCATGGATGCGCCAGCAGGGCTGGCGGCGCTTTGGCTGGTACGTTTGGGACCAGGGCCCGGGCCTACCGGGTGACTGGAGTGGCCGCTTCGCGCCAGCATTCGAGTTCGTTTTTCACTTCAATCGCAAGGATTCCGAGGTGCGCAGGCCCAACAAGAATGTGCCCTGCATCTATGCCGGACGTGACACCCATCTGCGCGGTGACGGCACCAGCGCCGGTGGCATGCGCAACAAAGATGGCAGCAAAACCTCGTGGAACCACGTTGGCACGCTCACGCAAGACACCAAGATTGCTGACTCGGTGATTCGCATCATGCGCCACAAGGGCAAGATCGGTCAGGACATTGACCACCCGGCCGTGTTTCCGGTGGCGCTGCCCCAGTTTGCGATGGAAGCGTATTCGGACACCGGTGACATTGTGTTCGAGCCCTTTTGCGGCAGTGGCACAACCATGTTGGCCGCGCAGCGCAGCGGTCGGAAGTGTCGACTGGTGGAGATCGCACCGCAGTACGTGGACGTGGCCGTCATTCGCTTCCAGCAAAACTTCCCCGATGTGCCGGTGACGCTCGCAGCGACCGGCCAGACCTTCAAGGCGGTCGCCGCAGAGCGACTCGCGCCAGCAACCCAATCAAACGAATCCGCAGAGGTAAATCCATGACCGCATCCTGGCTGGCCAACAAAATCGAGCAGTGGCCAACCGGCAAACTGCTGCCCTACGCCAGAAATGCCCGCACCCATTCTGATGAGCAAGTGGCGCAAATCGCTGCGTCCATCGTGGAGTTTGGCTTTACCAACCCCATTTTGGCTGGCAGTGACGGCATCATCGTGGCGGGCCACGGCAGATTGACGGCGGCACAGAAACTCGGACTGGAAGTTGTTCCGGTGGTGGTGCTCGACCATCTGACACCCACTCAGCGCCGAGCCCTGATCATTGCGGACAACCGCATTGCTGAAAACGCAGGCTGGGACGATGCGATGCTGCGTGTGGAACTCGATGCCTTGCGCGACAACGATTTCGATTTGTCACTGACCGGATTCGATGCTGACGCGCTGGCCGACCTGTTCGAGGGCGAGGAAGGCGACGTGGGCCAAACCGGTGACGATGAGGCACCCGAGTCGCAAGATGCAGTTATCTCGCGCCCGGGCGACGTTTGGCTGCTTGGTGGCCACCGTGTGCTGTGTGGCGATGCCACCGATGCTGCGAGCTACGACGTGTTGCTTCAAGGCAATGAGGTGGACATGACGGTCACCGACCCGCCGTACAACGTCAACTATGCCAACAGCGCCAAGGACAAAATGCGCGGCAAAGACCGCGCCATCCTCAACGACAACCTGGGCGACGGCTTTTACGACTTCCTGCTGGCGGCCCTCACACCCATCATGGCTAACTGCACCGGTGCGGTGTACGTGGCCATGTCGTCCAGTGAACTCGACGTGCTGCAAGCAGCGTTTCGCGAGGCCGGTGGCAAGTGGTCGACCTTCATCATCTGGGCCAAGAACACGTTCACCATGGGGCGCTCAGACTACCAGCGCCAGTACGAACCGATTCTGTACGGCTGGCCCGAAGGCGGCAAGCATCACTGGTGCGGCGACCGTGACCAGAGCGATGTGTGGCAGATCAAAAAACCCCACAAGAACGATTTGCACCCGACCATGAAGCCGGTCGAGTTGGTGGAGCGTGCGATTCGCAACTCCAGCAAGCCCGGTGACGTGGTGCTCGACCCCTTTGGCGGATCTGGCACGACCCTGATCGCCGCAGAAAAGTCAGGCCGTACGGCGCGCATGATGGAACTCGATCCGAAGTACGTCGACGTGATTGTCCGGCGCTGGCAGGACTGGACCGGCAAACTTGCCACTCGCGAGTGCGATGGCCTTGGCTTCAACGATTTGGACGGAGTTGTCGTTCGTAATACGTGCGAAGATCGCCAGAAAGATCAGGGCCAATCGTGATGCAGTCGCGCTGGATGTCCCTGGTGGAGTCGGTGGCCAACGTGCTGGTGGGCTACATCGTGGCGGTGGCCACCCAGTATTTGGTGTTCCCGCTGTTTGGGCTGCATGCGACCTTGTCGCAGAACCTGCTGATCGGTTTGATTTTTACGGTTGTGTCGCTGGTGCGCAGCTACTTGCTGCGCCGGGCGTTTGAGGCCCGGCGTCTAAAAGCTGATCGGTTAACTCAAACAAAAAGCTCGTCGTCGATGGCGGCTTGCACCACAAATCCGGTCAAGTAAGCCATGCCGCGAGGGATGCCGTGTTGCTTGGCGGTGGCGCAGCTAATCGTCCAGCCCATCCACTTGGCAGTGGCCTTGTCAATCGCGTCCTTGAGGTTGCAACCTACAAAAAGTCCGTTTTGGACATCGTCTGCAAAGTGGCGCCCAAAACGGCTGTCCAGGAAAGCTCTGACTTGTTCAGGTTCGCACCCGGTGGCGGTTGCAATCGCTGTGGATGTGAGGGGCCATGCGGCGGTGGCGTGCTCGTTCATGGTTCCCCAAAAGCCAAAAGATTCGTTTTGGGTGGCGAGGGTTTGTGTTGCGTTGGTCATTTCGATCTCCGGGTGGTTTGTTGCGATGCTTGTAGTAACGCGCTTCTTCGTTGAGAAGCCAAGTCAATTTGGCTTCTTCTTTCAATCTTTTTAGCAAAGACGTGCAACATAACGACCGTAATTTCCGCCCTCTGGGTTGATGTAAAGATAGGGGCGACCCGGTGCGCAAACCTCGACGCACAAGGTGCCTTCGCGTGTGGTTCCACCCCGACCATCGAGCCAATCGCGTGAGCGCATCAGATTGGCAGCAAACTCATCAAACTCCGTGGTGTTCATGGTTCGGGTTTCTGTGACCAGAATCTTCTCGGGCGACCCGCCGCCGCCAAGTTCGCTCAGGTCGCATGGCTTGCGGGCGAAGGGCAAGCTGATGCTCAGCTCCTCAACTTGGAGGCAGTTGTCGCCGAGTTGAATGGTGCGCGGTGTGCGCTCGATGGTGATGGTCATGGTGGTCATTTGGTTCTCCTGTGAAGTTCGTCGTCAATCGCGACACCTCAATGAACGCGCTGTTCAAGAGAGAAGCCAAGCAAATTTGGCTTCTTCTTCAATCTATTTTTTAGGCTGTTGCGCGGTAGGTGCGCACGCCGCCTTGCGTCTTTTCTGATGTGATGGTCATGCCCAGTTTTTTCTTGAAGGCTCCGGCAAAAGTGCCGCGCACGGTATGGGGTTGCCAGCCAGTTGCCTCGCAAATCTGGGCTATGGTGGCACCCTCGGCGCGCTGGAGCATCCCGATGATGGTGGCCTGCTTGCTGTTTTCGCGGGTGCGGATGGCCTTCGCAAGGGGCTGCTCGGCGGGCGTTGTAGACGGCGCTGAGGCTTGCAGGGGTTGGCCCTTTGTGGGGTCGATTTCAGCTTCGACCGGATCTGCTGGCGCTGGCTCATTGCTTTCAGCGTCGTTGGTGTTCTCACCTTGCACCCACGTGGCCTCTGCCTGCGCCACGGCTGCGTCAAGTTCCGGGTCCGGCACGATGCTGCAAGCGGTTGGTCTGGCGCAGCCCAGCGCGTCGTAACCCTCGGCGGCCACGTACAAGTCAGTCCCAAGTGGCGTGATCAGGGCGCGGTTAAAGAGCCCTTGCAGCACCTTTTGGCGGGCGCCGCCCTTAACGTTTTCTGGAAACCAGTTGACCAGGCCATTGGCATGGTGGATGGCGTGGGTCAGCACAGCGTGCTGGGTGGGGTTGAGGGTGATGGTGCTCATGGGATGCTCCTTTTGGGTTGGTTGAAACGATGTGATGAACGCGCTGTTTGCAAGACAAGCCAAGCCTTTTCTGCTTGGCCTGTGCTTTTTCTTTAGCTGTTGCGCAGTCCTGACTGCTTTTTCGGGGTGCTTGATGCGCCTACTTCGACGCCTGCTTTAAAGGCTGCTTCCAGGGCTTCGCGCACGTTCCAGACTGCGACATCGTGGAAGTCCAGGCGGTCCGAGTTGCGTGTTTCCAGGGTCTCAATAAAGAGGTGCTTCTGAGCAATCAGGGCAAAAATCTGGTCGATGGTGTTTGTCATTTCAATACTTCCGTTTGGTTGGTTGCGATGCTTGTAGTAACGCGCTGTGTGCACTAGAAGCCAAGTCAATTCGCATCATTTTTTGAATCTTCTTTGTGCCTTGATTGGCTTCAAACCAACACCCGACCAGAGGTGCAAATTTGCATCTCTGCCTGACGCACCTGACGCATCACATCTGAGATGAAACGAATTCAACACACCCATGGGACTATCGATTCGCGCCTACGCCCGTCATCGCGGGGTTACCGACACAGCCGTACACAAGGCCATCCGCAGCGGGCGCATTGAGGCGCTGGCTGACGGCACGATTGATGCAGATCAGGCAGATGCCCAGTGGGCGCGCAACACCAGTGCGCCCAAGACCGGCACGCAACGGCCAACAGTCAAAGTCAAGGTGCCGGAGGTCGAT